TGTACTTGTGCTTGTTGTACTTGGTGTTGTACTTGTGCATCTTCATCTTTTTGAATTTCAGCTTTAATTATAGTTGATATTACATCCGACTCACCTTCATCTGACTCACCTTCATCCGACTCATCTTCATCCGAATATGAGTCTATGTAGTGTTTGGTCACATTGCCGTTATTCAAATCATTGCCGTTATTCAAAACATTGTCGTTATTCAAATCATTGCCGTTATTCAAAACATTGTCGTTATTCAAACCATTAGATATGATATTAATCTCATTGATATTAATCAAATTATCGATCTCATCTTTTACAAATGCAATCAAATTACCGATTAACAGTGCATCGCCTGCATCCGACAACTGTTTCTTCAATTCTTCCAATCTGGTCTCCAAATTTTTAAAACCATTGATGTCGTCTTCGGGCTTGTACGTCTTAGCGGTATAATTAGTAATATCGGTTTCAATGTCTTTCATATAAAATTTTAGTTTATCAATATATGTGGTGATCTTTGTTGTTAATGATGTATTATTATTATCAGTATTTTGTATGTCGTTTTCTTTAAAGAAGGCTTCAATATCTTTTAACAAAACTGGTAGAAATTTAGATTTATTAAGCGATTCAAGTTCTATCACGTCTTCGGTTAATCTTGGGTTAATGTCATTAAATTGTTTTAGAATACGGTTATAATAGTTAAAATCATAATACATATCCAATAATTTCGTTACTCTTTCATTTCTATTTTCGATGTTTTGGTCAACGTTTTTTAAATCTTTAATGTCACTATATTCATTATATTTTGACTTAATAATAATGTTTTTGGCATGGTTAATATCATTATTTAATATTTTATAAAATTTCAAATATATGCAATAATTTTTATTCAATAAGTTAATTCCTTCAATTAATATATTTTTAATTGTGCTGTGTGCGCCACGTACACCTAGCTTATTTGCATTTATTAGTATATTTATATTGGCATTGAATGTTTTGTCTGAAACTGTGATATAGTTTGACAGTTTAGACTTAAAATTATTTATGTCTCCAGTTTGATGAGTATAAAATACTATGATTGGACTAATATCTTCCAGTAATTTTGGTTGGTCTGCTGCGTTACTCGTGATTATTGGTTTATAGTTGTGGTAAATGTATTTCAGTGCATTTATTCGGTGTTTAAGAGTATTGTTAAGTTGAGTGAATTCGGTGTTTAAACCATTAATATCTTTTTTTATTTGGTCGAATTGTGTTTTATAGTTGTTAATAGTAATAGTATCTGTTTTTGATTCGGATGTATTCAATACGTTTTTTACAGTTTCCATAAGTTTAAATTTTTTGGAGTCTTCGTAATCATCTACATTAATATTACCAGAACAATCATGTTTGATATGTTCATTAAGATATGTATATATATCGGCATCTGTTTTGGCATAGTCTTCGTTAATATATGATTTAAGATGTTTATTATAATCGTGATTTGTATCATGCTTGTATTTCGCATCTATATTCATATACCCAGCTGACCCCACAGTTACAGGTATTTTTTGTTCAGATGGGCTGAAAATCATAATATATTATTCTGTTAATTGTGTATATATATATATAATTAACTTAAATTGTCATATAAACTTCACTAAATCATTTACATTGTGCATGTGTGTGGATTTTATTATTAAATGGTGTATCATTTTGAATCGGGTATACGTTTTTGTTTAGATTGATTTTCTTTTATTTGATTTTCTTTTATTTAATTTGTTTTTATTTGATTTTCTTTTATTTGATTTTCTTTTATTTGATTTTCTTTTATTTGATTTACGACCAGCACCACCGAATGCAATATTGTCTCTGGCCATGTCATTAATCATATTAGCTGCGTCAAACTTACTTACATGGTATAATAAAGGTTTAGTTGATAATGCGGCAATAAAATCAACTTTATCAGCAGCATCAGCAGCAGGTTCAGGTGCAACATGCTTAGAAATGTCTTTGTATACAATTACACATACAGGGTACATGCCTGCCACTACAGCAGCACCCGCAGCAGGAGCAACACCCACTGGATCATACGCTTTCATTACATATATATTGTCATTTTTTTGGAATTTACTGTCAATGTATTCAGTTGGAGCAGGAGCAGGAGCAGCCGCAGCAGGAACAGCCGCAGCAGGAACAGCCGCAGCAGGAGCAGCAGGAATATACGCGGCTCTAATATAGTCAAAAACTATCGGTTTTGCACGTGTGTAAAAATCTTGTTTAACAGCAATTTTGTTAGCATCATCAATAGTAGCATCATCATCAATTGCGAGCATTGCAACGTCATATGCATCGTTTATCTTTTTTTTGATTTTGGTTTCACTTCCATTTAATCTTAAAAAACCAGGTGTAAGAGCGGCTGGTACATAATAGTCATTAGGGTCATTAGGGTCAAACACAAAAGCAGCAGCAGCACCAGCATCAGCAATAGCATCATCTAATCCTGCTGGTATAACACCAGGACCTTCTGCATTAAGTGTATTTGTAAAAGCGTCTATAGGGGTAGCCATTAATTAATAATATATACAATAATAATATATTATAAATAAATCGCACAATAAATTAATTAATTATGGTTTTTTCATAGATTCACGTGTAGTGATTCCACCTCTAGTCCATCCATCTAATGCAACTTCTTCTACTAAATGTGATGCATTGGTAGTTCTTTCAATCATATTAGTATCAGTTGGATAAAGTGAATAATCATTAAATGATTTTTCCATTACAGATGAAACACTCTTTCTTTCACTTGCATTTTCCCCTTGTTGTAATTGAGATTCAACATTTGGATTGCAACTACCTTTTCCTAAATAAGGAACTGTTGCAAATTGACGGGTAAATAATTGTAATTTATCAAATGGACGTTCTTGACCAGATTTCATTTTAAGAATAGATTCAGTATCTACAACTGAACCATTAATGCCATTTCCATTAGCAAGTGCATTAAATGACATAATTGGTTGTTGTGTTGCAAATTGAACATGGTCATTAGATATAGTATTACTAAAATGATTAGTTAACATATGATTTGCATATTGAGTATTTGAAACGGTTTGTTGAGTTAAATCAGTTGCATCATTACCAATGCGTCCATTATTATTAAATGAATAAGGATATAAGTTTGCCATTTATAATACAGTAATAAATTATTATATTATATTAAGAGAATGTTTTTTCGAATAAATATATCATCACTTCATCCATAAATTACATAATTGCAATTGAATAACCTAAATATATCGAAAATATAATTGAAAATATATAACTATAATCGTTTATAATATGATGCATAAACATTTCATTAAAATATATAATTGCATCTAAAATGAATGTTCCACTAACTAATGTACGATTCATTTTATTATGTAAATATTGACCATTATAAACTCTGATTAATCCATTCGATAACATATAATATGCAGCGAATCTCTCAAATAATAAATTATTATTATCATAATCAGTAATCATATTAAAATAGGTATCACCAATGGATGGTACTCGTAATATATCTAATATAGAAAACGCAACTACAATGTTATATATTCCATTTATTATAACAATGGTTGTAATAGCCGAATTGTATTCCATTGTATATATGTATTTATGTATGTATATATATAAGGTATTTATTGTATATTTAATACAATTGTCTTAAATATACCTAAAGTTTACATTACATGTCTTGCTAAATTGCGTGCACATGCAAATTTATTACCTTCTTTACATGATGTCATACTACCATAACAAAAATCAGCAAATCCAGCTTGATCGTTTGGAATCGTAGTAGATGGATTTGAATTGAATGGACGTAAAGATTGTTCGAAAGCTAATTCATTGCCCATATCATTAAATAATTTATCCGCAATATTCGGATGGTCTGGATTTGCATCAGTTACGAATTGTTTTGCTTTGTTTAAAATGGTAGAACTTACATTTTGATTAAATGCAGGTGGAGCAGGTTTCTTATTTGGATTATAATCATAATCTGTAACTAATACATTACCAAATGGATTACTAGTAGACGGATGTTCGAATATTTTATCAGGAATAGATTCATTATTTAATTCGAATAAATCAGATACAATATCACTTGTCGGAATTCCAATTCCTTCGAAATTTTCACTTACAGATTGTTGCATTTTTTTTCTTTGATTGGTTTTATAATTTTCTTTTTGATGATAATAAAATAAAGCAAATATAGCAGACATAGTAATAATTCCAACAATCAATGTACTAAAATTGCGTGTAATTGAAAATCCAATTATAGTAAGTAAAATTACAGTACGTGTAACAGCATTTAGTTTTTGTTCATAACTCATATTTTCGATTGGAAATAATTCCATAATATATTTCGAATTTAATAATACATTCGGATTTTCTGTCCAAAATGGAACTTTACTGCGTGTATGATTGATTTTAGATGTCATATAATCAACATCGAATATATTATCTGTTGTGTTTTCAGTTTGTTCAGATGGTATATCTATTACATCGGATGCAGGAATAGTTGAATGTTGCATAAATATGTAGTCTTTACAATATAATTATATATATATTTTATGATAAAAATATATATAATGTAATAGTTCACTAAACTATCTATGTTTTGACAAAGCAGATTGTATGGTTCTTGTTTTGATACATTTTTTATCGATATGTAATGAATTGCATTTATGATTCAATGGTACTATTTTCAATATACATTTTGATTTTGTACCATATAATGGTTCAGTGCATCCTGAATCATGATTCTTTTTAAACCTTACACGTTTTACAGTTTTACGTTTATTTGTAGTACACCTTGCTCTAAAATGTTCATATCGTTCACGTACACGTTCATAGGTAAGACCTGATTTCTTATTTAACATATCATTTATAAGTTCATGTAATTTAAACACATATCTCGAAAATGTATCACGATTCTTCATATGAGAAATGTTCAATGGTAGTTTTTTAAAATTATTGCATAGATTTACCCTACATTTACCACATGGCAATGTATAAGTTAATCCTAAAATAAAATTGCGATAATTTAATTTATCCATACGAGTGGGTTTGATTGGATAATTAAAACTCATAGTATGTAAATAATGCCACATTCCGGGACCCCAAATGGTCGTTAACATTCCATCATTACTATTGTAATCTGAATTTGAATATATAAACTCTGAATTATTTTTCTTCTTATTTTTAACTGTGTTTTTATTCATTATACACTAACATATGAATAAAAAATATAAAAATATAAATTGACAAATCATGTTTTATTCATGTTTTGTTCATGTTAATCTTTATTGTTTTTCTTAATAATATTTTTTTGGGTTTTTTACTTTCAGTTTTATTTACCTTTGCTCGTTTAAGTTCTAATTTTTCGCGTTCTTTATCACGTTTAAGTGCTATTTTTTCACGTTCTTTTAATATCCGTTTTGTTTCACGTTCAACATGTTTATCATACCGTTTTTGTTCAGCAATAATTTGTTTAGCTTCACGTTCTTCAATTCGTAATAATCGAATCCTTTCTTTTTCTCGTTCTTTCTCTAACATTTCATTATCTAATCCATCTAAATCATCGTTAATTTTGATTTTATATTTAGATACAAGAGCTTTAACGGTTTCATCATTAATTTGTTCTTTATAATCATGTTGTTTTCTTAATATTTTACGTAAACGTTTTGTTTCTCTTACATTTTCTTTCGCTTTTTGTTTTTCAGTATGTAATCGTTTTTTTATGGTTGAATGAATCGATTTATATAATTTATGTCTACGTTTCGATGCATCCTGAATTTGCATATGAATATCTTTTAAAATCGGTTTATTCAATTTACGTGTTTCTCTAGTTTTATTTGAATGTTCTTTACGGGTTGACTTAATATTCATTCTCACTACACTTTTCTCCAATGCATTTAAATCATGTGTTTGAATCATAGTCTGCATTTGTTTTATTTTAGATTTACCATTATTTATTTGTAATTGCATTGTATTATTAATATTATGAATTTGGTCATTATAACATTTTAATTTATTATCAAGTTCAATAATAGGTGGATGTGTTTTAATTTTATCCTTTAAATTAATATTATTATCGATTTTGATTCCACATTTACGTTTTAATTGATATAATATAGATTTCTCATATTGTTTATAATCATCCTTAAATTCTTTTACATTATTACCAACATTTGACATATGATTTCGTCTAGTTTCAATATGTTCATTTAAATTGGTACGTATCTCTTTAATATTATCCCGAACAACTTTAGTTTTGTCTTTTAATTCATTTACTAATAATTTTACATTTGCATTTACTACTTTATCGCATATTTTTTTAGGCATGGATGAATGTTCATTACATATTTCTTTTTTCAAGAAATTAAACCGGTTTTTATCCAAATCGGCCGTTTCTAATTCCAATAATTTACTATGTTCAACTATCTGATTTCGTAAATTCGAAATGGTAGGATTAAGTAATTCATTTGCAATCTTCTTATCAAATTGTCGAGCACTCTTACCATCATCATTTACAATCGGAATATTTACATATGTAATTTCAGGTTGAGCAAATTGTCTTGCATCAGTTGTCCTATTTAAGTAACTAATATATCCAGAAATATCATTTAGATAATCAAGCTTAGTAGTTTTCGTAAATTTACCATTTGTTAGATATTTATGTGCAAATTGTTCATATTCATCTGGAATACGTTCTGATATAGGTTTACATAAATTTACCAATTTAATTACATCGAATGGACTATCTATAATAGGAGTAGCTGTCATCAATAATAACCGTACTGAATCTTTTCCAGATATTTCATATGATTTTGAAATGGCTTCATATAATGCATTCGTGTCAGGTCTTTCTAAACTAGACAAATCCGCATTATTATATAACTTATGAGCTTCGTCAATTATTATTAAAGTTTTGCGTAACGGGTCGTCAATTCCATTTTTACGAACTAATTCATTATAATATGAATTATTTTTCGAAACTAAATTACTTAATTGTTTATATGACATTGGTCTTATTTTCCAAGATTTAGATAATAATTTCATTCGTTTTGATTGTGTATCTGGAATTTTAAGGTCATTTAATTCAATTTGTGCTCTTATGCTTTCATTACATACTTGGTCAAACATATTCTTCCATATATCCGTTTTAAGTGAAGCACGTGTTACCCATAAAATCGTATATTCTTGTTTCTCGAATTGAGTAGTAGCATTTGCAATTGCACTACATGTTTTACCAGTTCCAACTGAATGCCATAATAACATTCCTTTACATGGATTATTTGATGTAAAATAATGACGAATAAATTCTTGTGTTTGGTTATATTTAATTAATCGACTATTTGATGCATTATTTGATGCATTTTCATTGCATAGATTTTTCATTTTGATAATATCCCATTTATATTCGCCATAATATTCTTGTATATATCTTCGCATTTCCCAATATGGTTTACGAACATCACTATTAGTTGATATAATGGCATTATCACTAATTAATTCAATCTTACTTGGTTTTATTTTATGTATATTTACATTTAAATCATAGTCAACTGCTCCGTCTATTGTAATTTGTTCTAAGTCAGATTCAAATTGTACATACTCCATGTTTATATTCATCGATTTCAAATACAAATCAATCGCAGACGTTGCCCCTATAAAACTAGATTGTAATAATTTAGGAATAACTAAATCATATACAAAAACATGCAATTTCCAACCATGTATGGGATGAAAATCGAGTCCACGTTGACCACAAATTCGAGTTCCTCTACCAATAATTTGTTTTTGCATAGATTCATTCACAGTTGGTTCAAATATATGAATATATTTCACATCAAATAAATCAATTCCTTCTTTATATCCACTATCTAAAATCATAATACGAACCAATTCTCCATGTATATTTTCAGGACGTTTATTAAAACGCTGTAACATTTCAGTTTTATATTTAACATTAATTGATTGGTCATAAACAGATGAGGATGATAGTAAATACATATTTTTATTTTTATTTTGCAATAATTCAGCATCTGTCAATAAACTCATTTTATTATATCGTTTTTTACTTTGCATTTTAACATTGTCATCTTGAGTAGCATTAATATTATTCGTAGCATTTGGATTATATGACGATTTCATAGTTGCTGAATATCCTAAATTCATATTATTTGCAATTAATGCAGATGTAATAAGTCTTGCACCATTTGAAGCAGTTTTAAATTCAGAATAAATCACATGTTTGAATAATTTACCATGCGTTTTGTAATCAGTTTTATCTAATTCTTTTATTTTATCAATTAATGTATGTAATTTTGGTGAAATAATTGATAATTCAGAATTTAATTGGACTGGATTGAAATTATCCGCATCAAAATTATATTCATTTGTATTTGTACTAATATTTGATTTATTTCGAACACATATTGGGTCAAATGATACAATGCCATCAGTTTCAATCAAATCTTCTAATTGTTTTATCGTACTAGAAGTTGATGTGTCACGTGGATTATTTATGGACATTCTATATATATAACATCTATAGAAATTTACATGCAAATAAACATTTAACAATAATACGCTAAATTTGCGTTATAAATATATATACATATATTATATAACACATACCATGGCCACGTTACTTAATGTAATCAAACTTATAATAGCTCCATATAATGTACATATACTAATTGCAATTACATTAATATTATTTATTATAGTATTAGTGTATTATAATTGGGATTTTCTATATCCAACTGTATTTGATGATGTTGCAAATGCAGATAAAACAAGACTAAATTCAGATAAAACTGAACAAAGTGTAGTATTGACATTATACCACGTAAAATGGTGTCCACATAGCACACTTGCTAAATCTGAATTTGATAAATTTAATTTGCAAATGAATGACAATTATATTAATGGTTATAAATTACAATGTGTTTCAATTGATTGTGAAGAGGTTGATGCATCTGGTAAAAAAAAATATAATGGAGACATTGAATCATTTCCAACAATTAAATTAGTCCATGATGGTAATGAATATGAATTTCAAGATGATTTTATTGATGTACATTCATTAACTCATTTTGTAGAATCAGTTGTCGGACAATCTTCTGATGAAAGTAACTGACAACCTTGTTTAATTAATGATATACGTTCATCTTTACTATTCAGTACATTAGTTAATGATTGAATTGTAAATGGACAGGAGTTGATTTTATACGCTTTATTAATCTCAGTTGGTTTATCTTGACGTATAAACTTTAAAATAATGTAAATTATAATATAAATAATATAATCAAATAATGAGGGAGATTCAACCAATTTTAACATACTATTGTTTATATTTGTACTAATTCCCATAATGCTATCATTTGAAATTCCAGATGCAATGCATTCTCCAATTGGATATGTTGAACAAAATAATCCATCGCAGTATAAATTTGAATCATTTATAAATGGTTTAAATAAAATCGGGATAGATGAAGATGCGTATATAGCATCAATTAATTTCCATGTTGGATGAGTTGTATGTGAAATATCGACTAATTCAAATGAATTTACATTAGTAGATATAACATGGACATCAATGTGTGTAATATCATAGAACTCTTTCATAGTAACATGAACATCAATATTTTTAGATAAAAATAATGGTTTACATAATTTATACAAAAAATCCGAATTGAAAAATCCACAATTACCATTTGATGTCATAAAAGATTGTAAATCAAACTTAAATAAATTATCCCATGGTCGGTTAATTAAATAATCATCAATAGTTTCCCATGTATGTCCTAATGAAATTAAAACGGCCAACATTGCACCTACTGATGTTCCCCAAATTGAACGTATATTTTTAATATTCCAAATGCCTTGTTTTTCACTTTCTTTAAGAATTCCGTAAAATAAAAAACCATTGATTCCTCCGCCAGAAATGACTATATTTTCAATTATTGGTTCTGACATTCAATATTTACATTATATACGTTTTTTATATTTATGTTTTTTCTAGTTACATTATATTATATACCACATAATAATATAATGTCCTGTTTTTTATTTGCAAATGATACTGAACATAATGGTAAAATCAATATAGATGGATTATATGACAAAGAACAACAGCGAGATTTGAAACAATTGTCTATTTTTAATAAATTATTAAACCGTATACATAAACGCATTACATTAACTGGTCGAACCAAATCTGGAGAAAAACATATCTGGTATACTGTACCTGAATATATATTCGGAGAACCAATATATAATCAAGGCGATTGCATTGGTTATTTAGTAGTTAAATTAGAAGAGAATGGGTTTTATGTAAGGTACATGCATCCAAATACATTGTTTATATCTTGGAAAAATTGGGTTCCTGCATATGTTAGATTTGAAATTAAGAAAAAAACAGGTAAAATAATTGATGAAAAAGGGAATATTGTAACTCCTGATGACAATGTAGATGACCCAGAAGATGTCAACTCTGCTATATTTAAAAATAAAAATGCAAATAATGCTACTACTAATTCAAAGCAATATACACCGATTAATAATTATAAACCAAGTGGAAATTTAATATATGATACTGAATTATTAGAGAAAATAGATAAAGTATGTAAACCGTAGATGTGTTATTTTTATTCACTATTATTTTCCCATTTGTCTAAATTATAAGAATTTAAATGTATTGTTTTATCTTTCCAAAAATTAATTTTTTCGGTTAATTCACTATTATCTATACTCATTGGATACATGTGTGTTTTTTTAGAATTCATACGGGCTAAGTCGGCGATTGAAGGTTTTGGTTTTTTACCATAACAATTTACCCCAAACTTGACATATGGATTGTCTATATATCCACCATTTACACCTGGACGACCACAATCATTTTTATGATTCACATATGCACCTTTACTATTAATTGATGATTCACCACTAGATTGGAGTTTATTCCATGTATCTTTTTGTGTTGGAAATAATGCCATTTGTCCAGCAGACCAGCCATAATTACACCATTCTGCCCCATCATTGTAGGCTTTTTCAATTTGGTCGTATGTTGCCAATTCGGAATCATATATGCTACATATTGCACGCGCATCATCGTACGTATATAGATTATTATCTACATTAAACACCTCGTTTTCATTTATTAACTTGGGTATAATGGGTGTTAAATCATTCTCTGTAGGTGTTTCATCAAATGAAATGTCTAATGCATATTTGAAAAAATTCCAAATACCAATAATAATAAATGCAAACCATGCTACATTCTCAATTAAAGATATAAGCATTGGTTTTGTACTTGATTCGTTAGGAATTCTAAACATATAAATTATTAAATATAAACATATTATGAATAATCCTACAGATACAATTGAATTTGGATTATTCATAATTCCCATCGTATTTGTTTTAATTGTTTCTAATATATCATCGTCATGTTTTAGATATTCATTATAAAATGTAAATCCAGAAATCGCAAATATAACAAATATTATTACATCAATTGATAAACTAAATATACGTGTTCCAATTAATGGAACGGCAGATGTATTAACAAATTTACCAATTACAAAATACATTACAATATATATTCCTAAAAAGCTAATTGCATAAATTGCATTTGTCTTTGTTAATAATTTTCCAATGGTATCTGAAAATGGAGTTTCACTTTTAACATTATCATTATCTGTTGTTGTCGGAACTTCTTTTTTATTCGTATTTTCTATTTTATCTGATTTTACATCATCGTCTGACATATTATTTATTATATATTTTGGATATATTATATTACAATCTATCTATGTTATTAGTTGTTAACCATTTTTTATTATTCTATAAAATAAACAATATGCGGATTGTGTAATAATTGTGTTCTTATTTTTAACCATAGTCACATTTGCATCATCATACAATGCCCAATCATTATTTATATTCCTAACATATGAATTATAATGTCCACCATTCAATCCACCCATGTGATTACATACACCAAATAATTCATATTTATATTGATTCGCATTATATCCGGTTACATATCTTGATAAATCTAATAAATCAAGTGGACAATTTATATGTGAATTAATCTTAGAAAAACCATCTATACTAAATCGATTAAATGTAATTATTAGAATTGGTGGTAAATTCCAAAATGTAAGTTTTTTAATTATGTCTTCTTTTTTTCCGGTTTTTTCATTAAACCATGCATTGTCTCCATCTATTATTTCAGATTTTGTGAATATATCAAAACAATCATATATTGTGATTGCCATCTTATTATTAAATGTAACTGGTAAATCAATTGTTGAAAAATGACCGGGTTTATTGCTGCATATTTGTTTGGTTTTTATTGATGTAATTTGAGATATATAAATGCCATAGAAAATTTGTAAAATCTCGGAATATTCATTTTTATATATGGTTTGTAACATTTCATAACATTCAGTTGCAATCAAATCAATTGAGTTTGATGCGTTACCTTCTATATTGAAATGAATTGGGCGTGTTATACTATTGTGGATACTTTCTAAAAAAAACTGCATAAACTCTGTCATGTCGTTTTGAGCATATTTTGCAAATAAATCACGTTTCTTTAACTTTGCCAATTTATGAATATTATTCACAAATGAGGTTGGAGCTATACTACCTTTTCCATTAGTACATAACTGTTTACGCAGTGAATTCCATTCTATTAATATTTTCGAATCTGGAATGTTTTTATTATATTGTGAAGTTTTGATTTTATTATCAATTATATTATTAAATTCGTGTATATTTTTAAATATTTGCATGCAAGAATTTAAAAAACATGTATTTCCTAGGTTTATCAACCCAATTTGTTCTATGCATTTGGGCAATTCTATTTTCATTATATAATATTATATTATATTATTAACGTTTCTTTACACTATTTTATATTTAATATTTGACATATGCATTTTTATAAGAAATTACATATAATATCAATCAATATACTCCATTTATTTTGGTCATTCTCTCAATATGTCTTTTTAAATTTAATTAATAATAATATAAATATAGATTGTGAATTTTAGTTTTCAATGATATCCATATAATTTGAAATATTAAATTTCATATTCGATATTTTGAATATTCTAATATAAAATTTTAAAAAAAAAACCCCCCCCTCCAAATTCATTTATACAAAATACTTACATTATAGAACAAATAGTCTATATTTGGGTGTTTTTCAGACAAAAATACACGTCAAAATAAATATAAGCAAAGCAATATTGATTACATATATTATTACAAAAGTGCATTTATACAAAATACTTACATTATAGAACAAATAGTCTATATTATGAAAATAACCCTAAATTAAAAAATGAAAATAATCAAATATTTAATATATTCAATGCATCATAGTGTATATATATATTATAATTAAAAATAATAACAAAAAAATAAAATAATTGATAAAATCATTTAGGATTATTTTTATATTTATGTAATATAGAATGAAATCATCTATTTTTCCCGAGTTTAAATTCATATGTACATTATGTAACTATCAATGCAG